GTCAAAACTATCACAGAACTATGTCAATGCTAGTTTGTATATGATATCAAATCCAGCACAACCTAGCGTTCAACCAAAAGGTGCTAACTATTGTGATGCAGGTGGCAATGGTACACAATGGAACTGCCAAGAGATCGATATCTTAGAAACGAATGGTAACAAGATCACACAAACTACATTGCATCTAGGTACAGGTGGTTCTAGTGCCCCGCAACGATTTGAGTATTCATTCGCAAGTACAGCCGATAACAGTTGCTTTAACTATTCCTCAATGACTAGTTCACCTACTGCTACTAATGGATTGCACAGTATGGTTGGTATCATCGATATGAGCAAACCATTCGATATGGTAACTAATTTCACATACGGAACAACTCCTACAATGATAGTGACATATTCACAGAACGGTAAGAGTGTAGTAGTGTATGACAGTACTGTTGGAACAGGCGCAGAAGGCAGTGGTACAGTTGATATGTCATCATTAGTAACTAGCATGAAGAATGGTTACTGGTTGAATCTAGCATTCTGGCAAGGTTACAGCCCAACAGGCCCTGGAAGTGCTCCTTGGTGGAATAACAGTTGCGGTTGGGGTGCATTGTGCAACACTACAGGTGGGTATTGGAGCATAAGTAACATTCAAGTAACTGCGGATAGCGTAATACAATGAGTCAAGCCCAATACGATCTACACACAAAGACAGACTACTTGAATCGTAAGATGTTTCTAGATCCGTTGGGTCCGGTAACTATTCAACGCTTTGAGGAAGTAAAGTATAAAAAACTTGCAGACTTTGATAGTACTGCAAGAGGATTCTTTTGGCAACCAGAAGAAATAAGTTTGACTAAAGATGCTAATGACTTCAAAGAAGCTAGTGAAGCAGTCAAGCACATCTTTACTAGCAACTTACTACGCCAGACTGCATTAGATAGCTTACAAGGTCGCGGGCCAACACAAGTGTTTACGCCTGTGTGCAGCATCCCAGAACTAGAAGCATTGATGTACAATTGGGGCTTCTTTGAGACAAACATTCATAGTAAGAGTTATAGTCACATCATTCGTAATATCTACAATGTACCAAAAGATGTATTCAATACAATACATGATACACAAGAAATTGTAAGTATGGCTGCAAGCATTGGCACATACTATGACAAACTACACGAATTGAATTGTTTCAAAGAGATCAATCCAAAGTCAGTAAGTGAAGAAAGTCATATCAAAGCAATATGGTTGGCATTGAATGCTAGCTATGCACTAGAAGCATTTAGATTCATGGTAAGTTTTGCTACAAGCTTGGCTATGGTAGAGAACAAAATCTTTATTGGTAATGGTAACATCATTAGTCTTATCTTACAAGATGAACTACTACATAAAGGTTGGACAGCATATATCATCAATCAAGTTGTCAAAGAAGATGAACGTTTTGCCAAAGCAAAAATTGAATGTGAAGGTGAAGTCTATCAGTTGTACATGGATGTGATCCGTGAGGAAAAAGAATGGGCTGATTATCTATTCAACAAAGGACCTGTCATTGGATTGAACGCTAATATATTGAAAGACTTTGTTGATTATACAGCAGTAAGTGCATTGAAAGATATTGGTATCAAGTATCAAGGCAATAGTCCACGTAGTACTCCTATACCATGGTTCAACAAACATAGTGACACAAGCAAGAAGCAGACTGCACTACAAGAGAATGAATCAACAAATTATGTGATTGGTATCATGAGTGAAGAACTTGATTACGATTTATTACCAAGTCTATAAAAGGAAACAAGATGAAAGCAGTATTATGGAGTAAGTATCACTGTCCTTATTGTGAACAAGCATATAAGTTATTACAGTCTAAAGGATATCAGATTGAAGAACGTAAAATCGGTGACGGTTATACTAAAGAAGAATTACTAGAGGCAGTACCAAATGCCCGATCAGTTCCACAGATTTTCCTAGATGGAGAACTTGTAGGTGGGTTCACAGAACTCAAGAAAAAATTAACAGAAAGTGTATAATGGAAATCGGAAAAGTATTTACAATTAAATTAAATAGTGGCGAAGAATTGATTACTAAGGTAGTCGATATCACTAGAGATAATATCATCATTGAAGAACCAGTAAGCATTGCACCAGGTCAGCAAGGTATGCAGATGATACCAAGTATGTTTACTGCAAATCCTAAGGGTAAATTTACACTAAATAGTACTAGTATTAGTCTTTATGCAGAGACAGATGATAATATTAAAATGAAGTATTTAGAAGCAACCACTGGAATTAAAGTACCAGAAAAGAAAATCGTATTAGGATAAACAATGGCAAAATTGAGTAGGAAAGGTGATGCAAATCAAGAAGGTGGCAAGATAATTCGTGCTGCTGGTACTGTGTTTGCCAACGGCATTGCTGTTGGATTGCATCCTAGTCCTATATCTCCGCATGCACCATGGGGAAGACCGCATCCACCACACGATAGTCCTAAAACAACTGAAGGTAGTCCAACAGTATTTGCTGAAGGAGCTCCGGTACTAAGAGTTGGTTCAGGCAATCAATGCGGGCATAGTATTGTCCAAGGTAGTGAGAATGTTTTTGTACCATGAGTGATTCAGGAAAACAAAGTCCTTTAGGAGTTAACTCATTAAGCGGGTTATTGCAAAATACTGGTATAGGAATTAACTCACCTACTAGTTCTATCATGGGTTCTAGTACAAGTATTAGCAACTATACATATGGTACTATAATATCTACTACGGTTCTTAATAATTTAACCAATGCAATTAGACAAGGTTATGTTAGATACAACGCTGGTGATTTATCATTAGGAACTTATACTAATTTACTAGCAATAGGCAGTGCAACTATCCCTGCATTAGGCAACAGTCCCCCTAACACATACTCCGGAAGTCAAAGTTATAATTTTGCTTATACTGGACAAAATGCTAGTTACGGGTATTACAGATTATTCGCTTGGCAAGCATATAACGAATACAATTATAATTCTAGTCTACCAAGCTATACTGATTTTTTAGGTTCTTTTCAACAAGCTAGTTCATATATAAGTCAATCAAATCAAGCTATAATGACTTTGCAAAATTCTTTAGAATTTTTGACAGGTACTTATAGTAACATGAATGATTTAACTACAGCAGATATAACTGGTGTAAGTCTAGCAACAACTGACTTTGGACAAGATTTAATAAACTTAGGCAAAGCACTAGACTTAAAAACTATATCTACATTTGGACTTCCCTCTAATCTATTAGCTACCATAAAGAATGTTAATGGGTTAACAACTTCATTGCGTATTGCATTACTTGCTAGTGGGTTGTCTGTTACTGATGTAGATAGAGCAACTAGTAATAATAATGTAACTCCTAATCAACAACAAATGATTTATGGTGCATTTCTAATAATAGCAGGTGTTGACTTAGATGATATATTGATATCATTGAATTGTAAAACAACTGGATTAGAAACATTAGCAGATTTATTAAATCCAAAAAAAATGTTTCCTATCAGTTATTTGACACTAACTGTACCAGTTTACAATGTAGGACAAACTCAATCTACTAATAGTAAAACATATTATCCTATATACACAAGTAGTGGAAGTTTGAACTCAGGATTGACTGCGCCAGCTATAAAATCACAAATAGGCTCAACATCCCCTTCGGGTACTGCTCAAGTATCTTACACAGGATATAGTAGTATCAACAATATACAAGTTATACCTCAAGGATTTGGTTCATATTTGCAAGACTTGATTCCAGCAGATATCGCAGTTGCAGCAGGTGCGTTCTCTGTATCTATGCAACAGATAAAAAATATTACTAATATTCCTATAGAGAAATTTGCTCAAGTAGCAGCTAACCTAGAAACTACACAAGGTTTAGATTTAATAAATGGGACAAACGTACCAACTGACACTACCAGCACACAACCAGCGTTAGATTCAATAGCATTAGGTAGTGGGGCAAGTAATACATATACATATAGTGATTTCTTTGGATCTATGTCTGGATTACCTTATCCATGGGAATCGATGCAATCACTAATATTATCTATACAAACACCAACATTAGCAACTATATACGCAAACTTATATACTGCTACTCAAGGATCCAGTGTTGGATTAGATGCAGCAGTACAAGCGCAAATTGATTTAGCCAATGCTGAGATAGCAACAATAAAGAATGTATCTTCAATACAGGCTACACAACTTAATAGCTTATATAGCCAAACTGCAACTCAGTTAAACATTGAACAACGGGCTAGAAATACTGGATTAAGTACATTGCCTGATCCTAGAACAGGAACAATATATACATACCCTACTATTATATATAGTTTCGTAGATAGTATTCCTTCTTATGCATTGGACACTCAACCAAATATGGCTGCACAGACATTAGAAGCTATTAGTAATTTAACTAATGTAACTGGGCAAAGCATAGTGGGCATGATGCGTGAGAATAGAAATCAGACTAGATTAAACTTAGTTGGTATTCCATTAGACAACAATATACCTAGTGATGTTCCATTAAATGCACCTGATGCTGCACCAGCATACCCGGCAGATACAACAACAATAGTTGCCCCAGCAGCAATAGTCATACCCGGAAGTTTAGCAGAACCTGTGAACATCATTCCAATTCCGCTAAATACTATAGACAATTCTTCGGTACTGTTGCCTTCAGTACCAACAATAGCAGAAGCTATCAATGATGTAATCACATGTAATTGCGATTGCTGGGTTCAATAACCAAAATATTTGGTTATTAATCAAAACTGTAGTATACTACAGAAAAGGAAAATTATGTTTTTATCACTAAAAAATAAGATAGTATTATTGTCCATGATTGTTTTATCAATCTTGGTCTTTCCTACGCCAACACAATCATTCTATGTTTTTCCAGAGATTAGTAATAATCTAAAGAAAATAGATGTAAAGCAAGTTGCATGTATGGCAAAGAATATCTTCTATGAGGCAGGAGCCGAGGCATTAGCTGGGCAAGCTGCTGTAGCTAGAGTCGTATTGAA